CGAGCCAAGTTATGATAAAACCTTTGAGAATCCTGGTAATGCGTCTGTGGGTCTAGAACCGCCGCTTGAAGAATTTCTTGAGCCCTTTGGAGTAGAGTCCGAGCTTCTTCTAGACAGTGGTGTACCGCTGGGTCGGCTTGATTGATCGTCTCCAGGTGGGGAAGAACCTTGGATTCCAACTCATAGAGGGCGAGTAGGGCTGGTTCGTCGTTCATTTGTAATAGTTGTATTTCTGTCTATACTTAGGCTCAATCTTTACATAGACTGGAGAGCCCCCACTTGGGGGTTTTCGACAGAAATTCTTACAGTTACAACCGTCTCGTGGGTTCGTGAGTTGTCTTTTGTTTGCGTAACACTTCAAGGGAAGGTAGATGTCCTTTTTGAGAAACCGAACGATGCGATCGATGAGTATCATAATAATTTTTCACGCACCCAATCTCTATCCTTCTTAAAAATTTTAGACAACTTAGGGTCTTTATTCTTAAAGAGAATCATGAGAACATTCAAGCGCCTAAAGAGGCCTAGGGGTGGTTCACCAGCCCTGACGACCCGCATGAGGGCACGGTGTCGCGCGAGTTCGGACTTGTCCTTCACACCTTCGTAGCCATGGGCACTGAGGATACCAGAGTTGCTGAGGGGAATAATCACTTTAGCTTTCATTACAATGAGACTAGAAAATTATACAGAATCACAGAAGTTGGTGTAGATATTGTATTTGATATCAGTCTTGGTTTTTTCCGTCCCATGCCCAGACTTCACCTCATCAGCCCTCCACTTTTTGTACCACGCCCCATTTTGCACGTTGGGGTTGTAGACCGCCTCCAGAAACTCCTTCGTCTTTTCTTCTCCCCTCAGCATACCCATGAACGCCCAGCGAAAAAACATGTAAGTGTCGAACACCTGGATACATCCTTTGTGCCTCTCTGGGAAAAGTTCCAAGACTCTTACTGTGTGATTGATAAGCTTACTTTTATTTGAGACAGAGTCTGGTTGGTCAATGTAGAAATGCTTCAGGTCTACACGCACTTTCTCGTAGTCATTTTTGCCGGTACAATTTGTCGGCTGCCCGACAGTCAGCGTCCGAAACTTATCTCCAAAATTATACATTTTGACAAGATGCTGTTTGCGATCATTACCACCAAACATTTGAGTGAGACGATCCTCAATTGTACTTGAAAATAAACCATTGGCGAACTTTAGCCACTCATCCCCTTCGAGACTGTGGGTATTGGCGAGTTCACCTTTGCTCAAACTGAGCTGGGTGTTCACATTGTCCATCAACTCTCGGCATTGACTCGCGTTGAGATTTCGGTAAGTTGCAACCTGAATCTTAATCTGGAGAAAGTACTGACGTTCGTGGATCTTCCATTGGGACCACTTACGTCCCTTCACAGCGAAGCCGTCGTCGAGGAAAAGCATGAGATTGAAGAATCGATGACCGGCGTCCAAGATGTAGGTCACATCTCTTTCTCCTTCACGAACACAGTTGAAGATCCATGTAGTATGGGTCTGTTTACCTTCAAAAAGTGACAGGATGTAACTCATCGCATCTTCAGGCTTCCATCCATGGTAAGGTTCTCTTTGTCCATTCGGGTAGTAGTAGGCTGTGTAGACCGACTGCTGATCCGCTATGAGTGAAGCCACCGTCTTGGTATCCGAAGTAGCTGGAACCTCGAGACAGTTTTCATACAAAGATACATTCTTACCGTCGTAGTTTGTCAACCTTTGAAGCAACACCTCTTGAGTGGGAACACGAAGTCTCCCATCGTTGTGGAAGTATGGAGAGGTCTTCACAAACTGAGCGAGCTGCATCTTCGTTTTTCTTAAAATCCTAAGGATTCGTGGTACACTTAGGTTTTCAACAATTTGTCAAACTCTTCTGGATCTTGGCGACACATTGGACACTTATCAAGTTTATCGTAACATTTTACACATACAAAGTGTGAACATTTCCTAAATTTTACACAATCTGTATTTTCGAAACAAATTGGACATTCACCATTTTTGAATTCGAGTACTTCATTCTTGAATCTCCAAAAGCATGAGGTACATACTTTTAATCTAGGATCATACATTTTACGACACACTAAAAAGTTTGGGCATTGTTTATCACCTTTGAGAACTGGCATTAATTGTTAAAGACATAAAATCTTTAAACTGTCGGAATAAATTCCCATTTTAAATCGTGACAGATCTTATTCCAAATGACGTCCTGTTGATACAACTTTTCTTTAGACTTGAGGAGTGGAAAGTATTGGAGGTAATCGTCTTCACCTAAAAGTTCACAGAATTTATAGAGGACATAGGAGTAGCTGAGAAAGTTCTTCCTCTCTGTAGGACAATTGTCATCGAATGGTTTCTGAATATCTTTGAACATGATACGAAGATATTCTTCCAACTCTTGGGGCATATTTGGGGGTTTGATACCATTTAGGATATTTGTTATGTAAGGCACGTGTTCATAGTATTTATTAAGTCTCAACTTTTTCAAGAGTCCTCGAATCTTCGCGTGTGTGATATCTTCGAGGTTTTTGATTTTCATCTTTTTGAGTTCTGATCTCAATTGATCGATGACTTCAACAGGTATATTTGTCATCTCTTGTGCCTGAAACTGTGACAACCATTCGTTAAAGTGGTTTTCTCTTTTGTATGAATAGTTTACAATCTTTTCCGACGTTTCTTGTTCCTCTCGGTATGTCAACTCTTCACTGATAAGTGCGGCAACTATAGCTCCACACCCATCACATACAAGATCACTCGTGTCGTGAAAGTGGATGATATTGCTATACGCACACGTTTTACATACATCCATAGTGCGTTGTTGTGGTTTGGCTATGTTTTTCTTTTCAACATCTATGAGATAGTCGGTGAAGATATCCTTCCTTTGTAGACCGACAGTTTCCTTGACATTGAAAATATTATCTGTATTTGTCTTCTCATCACCATCGTCTACGTGTTGATCTAAATAAGGCATACACTTCATAATGTACTCGGCCATCTCAGATTCATACTTTTTCCTGTTAGACGGATCTTTACGTATAGATGTGTTCCATTCTTCTATTCGATTGTTATATCTACTTAAAAAATTACCTTCCATCCTTATAAAGAGATGCTTACCAAACTTTTAAGTAGTATTTTCTTCTTCTATAAATACATCGTCACACCTAGGGATTACACGATCATCTCTGAAGAACTTGAATATGTGATAGATCATGACTTGGACTATATGATTGAAGATGATTTTTGGATGAAAGAGAGTAAAGATTGGGAAGATGAAATTCTTGATGGATATTACACGAATGTCACAGGTATGAAATTTCGTAAAACAATAGTTCCACAAAATGTCAAATACACAATCCTCCGGGTAAAGTATTACTTCAATGGTAAGAAGTACACGAGTATCTCGAATGATATCAATTTCAAACCTGGTCAGGGGGAAGATAATGCAATGCACTTTAGTATCCCTTTGAGTAGTGTCTGGATCGTTGATCACGATGATAAACCGATGCGAGACATTACTGAAAAGGTGAAACGATACTCTGGACCTCGAAATGATTTCCACGGTCAAAAGGTTCCACTCGAACATTTTCTATTTTACGACAGAGAGGTACTCAAGGAGAGATTTCCAAAGATCATCCTTTCCAATACCCTAGGTATGAAAAAGACCCTCTCAACCCTCGATGACTTTACCACTAATCTTCAGATACCTTAGTTGCTAGGTAAAATTTAAGTTCACCCAAATTAGCAACATTATACTTCAAAATCAAAAATCTATTTCCCGTTTCCTGTATAATTTGCACAGACGCACACATACTCGTCGCCTTTGTAAAGATATTCAAATATTTAAGACTATAGAGTCCTGTAATCGTCCGACTTTCCTCGGTACACTCAATAGAGGTGTCCTGATTTGCAAAGTCTCCTTGACAACTGAAATTGATTTGTTTTCCAGACCGTTTAATCTCAATATCCGTTCCAATGTTAGACATATCACGACAGAGACGCTGAAAGTCTGCGGATGGGAGGGTGGTAATCGTAGACATTTCAATTTCAGGCACTTCGATCCGACTCTCGTTGATATCCAGGAGTTTGAGTTGAAAAGTTGAACTCGTCTTTTTAGATTCGCTTGTGATTTCGATGTTCATATACTCCTTTGAATTAATCTCAATCTTCAGGACATCATTATTCGTGATCGTCTTAAGAAGTTTGAACGTGTTTGATATATTGATACCTGCGATGATTTCATCTTGATCGCACTGATACTCTTCAAAGTTGTCTGCTGAGAGAAACATATCTACGAGAGATGTGCGTGCAGTGTCTAGAGTGACAACGTACATACCATCTGGTTTGAAGTAGATATTTACATCATTCAGGATATCCTTCAGAACTTCGAACGTCGACTTAAAAGCGGAAGCTTGGATCGTCACAAGTTTCATATCTACTCGTATTAGTGCGTTACATCTTTAAATCTGTATACGCCACACCCTTAGAGACATCTCGACTGATTTTCTCTTCAAGCTCTTTGGTCATAGCTGGCTGGAGGGATTGTCCATAATCATCAAGCCGAAACATATTAGAATTGTTATCTTTTCCATCAAGGTTTGACATTGAACCCCCAAATCCACCAATTGAAACTTGTTCAACCTCCTTTTTGGGTAGAAGGGAGTCAAGCCAGTTCTTGATTTCATTACCCACGAGAATCTTACCATTTTTCGTGAGCATAGTCGGTACACGGTTGATTTTGTTTCTGTAGTTTGGGGGTACACCCTGTGTGTTGATATTGTGATAATGCACAAGTTGTTTCAGCTGTTTGTGTTTGTTGATATATTCAATCACTTCCATAGAGTGTTTACACCGGGGACTATATATCAGCAGAGACATCTAATATCTATTGGGTATTTTGTAAAAAAAAATTAACGCATAGTAGTAAAGATGAACTATTTACTTGTATTCATTCTGGTCCTGGTAGTTCTCCTTCTGACGACCAATCACGAAAAGTTTACTGAGACATTTGGTCTCTCAGGGTACACCAAGCCTAGGAATTCTGTGAAACTGGATGATCCCAGACCAAATCTTACAGGATACCAGGAAGTCGAAGCTAAGGTTGACAATGATATGATGGAAGACTTTGTTCTCATGGCGAACAAAGAAATTTCCAAGCGTACTGGATTGTGCACGTATATCATAGAAACTACCGCAGTCAAACACTACAAGGGTGACGATAAGGAGATTTATGAATGTATGTTCATGACGATGAAAAAGGGTGGATTTTCCTACGGGTTCTCGGTGGCGGTTTCGTATGAAGTTGAAAATGGTAAGATTCGGATTATTTCTCTTAGGACCCAACCCCTTGGTGTCCAGGCTCCCCAGAATATCAAACCATTCACAGAGGGATCTGAAGGTAAAGAATTTGTCAAGTACGAGCTGGTCAAGGAAGTTGCCATGCCCAAGAGTACTGAGTTGGAATCGGTGAAAAATAAATTACAGTAATTGTAATGTTGAGCATCAATGATGTTGTCAAGATAGATGACAAGCGCAAACAGATTCGTAAAGAAATTTACATGAAAATCTACACTCAATTTTCCACCAAAATAAAACAATCAGTAGAACTCGGACATAAACAACTGTTCATGACTATACCAACATTTCTCATAGGCTATCCAGCGTTCGATCGCTCAGCTGCTGCGAGATATGTGGCCAGACAGTTCGCTTTGGGGGGTTTTACAGTGCAGCTTGTGAGCGACTATGACATCTATATCACGTGGTCAAAACCAAAAAAGAAGAAGGAAAAGGGAGAACAAGATGAGGAAGAAGGAGACTTCCCAAATCTGATGAATCTCAAGAAGATTGCAAACAAATACAGGCGGAGTGCGTAGGAAGCGATGATTTAAAACCCCCTTTAATCATAAATGGACAATTTGAGTATTATGGTCGAGGCGAAGAAGGAGTATCTTGGACAACTCTGCCTCATTATGTGTCCACCTATGATTGAAGTATTCGAGGAAATGTACAACGAAGCAGTTAAAACTTCCAAAGGGAAACAGGTGCTCATTATGTTTCAGAAAATCCTTAAAGAAGTTCCAAACTGGTCAAACGCTATGTCTAAAAGACATTCGGATAACATCACTGGGCGATGTGCCTGGTTTGGTGACCTCTTAGCCGCTGTATTCGTCGCGTGCACTAAAATCCTATCCTCCGTTCGTCTCAAGGCGGACAACAAAAAGATTTCTCTTAAACTTCCCACTGAGGAGGTTTTCATTCAGACGTGTTACAACAACATCGCGAAGGATATTTACAAGGATCCATACATTTTCCACGAAGAGCAGAGTGAATATCTGCGCGACGAAAAACTGACTATACGTTTTTGCACCTGTATCGAGAGCACTGTGAAAGAGTTGATTCCTGTACAACAGATTCTTCAAACGTACATGTCTCAGGATAACCGCGACATTTCCCTTGATGGTGAGATTCAGGATGGCATTGATCCAGATGTTATCGAAGATGATATGCCCGAGCCCGAGCCTGAGCCTATGGGTGAGCCTGAGCCTATGGGTGAGACCGAGCCTATTGGCGAGCCTGAGCCTATTGGCGAGCCCGAGCCTATTGGTGAGACTGAGCCTATGGGTGAGCCAATGCCCACTGGTCTCGAGAACGAATTTAAGACTGTTCCGGGTGTTCAAGCACCCGAACCCGTGGAACAACCTCAGGAAGAAGATGATGTACTTTTTGGTGATGCACCAGAGCAGCGTACAAAAAATCCCAGGTATAATTAAATGGAGATCTCCGATTATTTACGCGACCCGATGAGCGCCGCTCTCATTGCTGGTGGTATCACCGCGGGGTACATTCATCTCAAAGCATACTTGAACAATGAAGGAAAGTTGGAATTGAACAAATACACTAAACCCGCAGCTCTTAACGCGATTCTAGTGTTTTTCATCGTTTCGGGTGGCATTGGTCAACGTGAGACTATTTCCAGTGAGCCTTTCTAAACTTAAAGATTACACGAATATAATAAGAAAATGGCGTCTGTCACTGCTTTCAATGATATGATGGGTCAATTTCTTGTGGAATTGCACAAGACTTTTCCAGAGGAAAAAGGCGTTAAGAAGATGATGACTTCGTTTGATGTACTGAAGTCTACAAACCCACGTCTCGTTGTGGATGCTTTCATGAAGGGTGTCACTCCTTACGCTGAAAAGATTTCGGCCAAGGATGAATCTTTCCTACTCAAGGAGATTGAGACGATTGATTTCCTGAAGGATCTCAACATCAAGTCGTATTGGGAGCGCATGTCTGTCAACACCAAGGGTGCGACATGGCAGTATCTCCAGACGCTCTACATGCTTGGTACTACTATCACGTCCATTCCTGACGACACCCTCAAGATGATTGAGGGTATCGCTAAGGAATGTGCTGACAAGATGGAGACTGATGGTGGTGAACTGGACCAGGATGCTCTTATGAAGATGATGGGTAGCATGCTTGGTGGTCTACCCAAAAAATAAACCTGTACATATATTAAATGAAGGCCTGGTTTGACGATCCTCAGCAGCTCATTCGAGCCGACCAGGTTGCTCAATTTTGGCCAACTTCGGAACAAACTCCAGAAGACCGGGTGAACGCCGCTTCCCGTTTTGTCATCTATGTCAGTTGCATTCTTTATCTGACTCGTCGTGATCCTCGTATTTTCGTATTGGGTGCTACGGTGATTGCGGTGATCTTTGTATTGTACAGGTCTAAAATGGTAAAGGAGACGTATGGTTCGGGTGTCAAGGGTTCCACATGCCAAAAACCAACGGAGGATAACCCAATGGCAAATGTACTGATTACAGATTACACTGACGCCCCTAACCGTTTAGAGGCTTGTTACTACCCCACTGTGAAGCCATTCGTGAACAACTATATCAGTGATCGCATCCCTTATGATTCTGGGCGATCCCGCACACCAATGCCCAAGTATCTTAGAAATGCTGCAGAGCGTCAATTTATTTCAAACCCTGTAACTAAAATTCCAGGAGATCAGACGGCTTTCGCTGAGTGGCTTTATGGCCCTAAGAATGGTCCGATGTGTAAGAGTGACACACAATTCTGTAGCCCAGATGCCCGTGGTGTCCAACTCGAGGCATTCTCGGGTCTCGCTCCCAATGGAGATAAGCGATCGGGAATGTTTGCGAGATAGATTAATATTCTTGTGTAATAATAAATGGCGTATCAGCTCCAACCTGGTCTTTCCATAGTTCAAAACAAGGGGGCCGTCCCTCCCGTCAAGGCGACTGACGAGATTTTCGTGTATCCTCAGCCCAGTACCCTAAACTGTGGTGGTTGCCGACCCAACACCATGTTGTACGGTACCGCCCCCTACAAGGCGGGTAAGGGTTCTCCAGCTCAGTACATCAATACCAGTGATGAACTTCGTCCCCAATCGACTTCCCGTTTCAACAAGAATATCGTTCAGACATATGAGCGCAACTTGTTCCCACTGTCCAACATGGAGTGCAAGACCCCCCTTCGCACGATTCGATATGAACCTGCGAGTACACGGGCCGAACTCCAGAACGGTCTTTTCCAGCAAAGATATGTTAATAAAAATGTAGGTAAGAAGTAAGAATGGCTGATCCCATTTCACTTATGGCTGTAGCCGGTCTCGTGTACGCTGGACGCAACTTAAGTACTAAATCAGTTCCACCTAAGGTTGATAATGAAGTACCCGTCATAAAGACTCCTGAAATTGTCGAAACTACAAATTTCGAACCAACGATGGAAGTTCCCCGTAAACGAGAAATGGAAAGCTTTGCCGACATTTCTAAGCAACAAAGAAGTGGTGGTCAAGAAGTCTTGAACATGCGAAACCGTATGTATGATACCGGTCGAATGAACAATCTTTCTCCAGTTGAAAAGCAACTTGTTGGTCCAGGTCTCGGTGTGGGTGCCAATGTTCCCGCCGTTGGGGGTCATCAGCAGATGTTTAGGGTCAACCCCGTAAATGTTGGTGCGTACAGGTTGACCACTCTCCCAGGGCGTACTGGTCCAGCTCGAGATGTCACTGGTGGCCGTTCGGCTAAGGTTGGTGAGCTCACCCATAACAAACCGGAGACAACTGCGTACCTTCCATCCAGGTTGCCTACTATGCCTGGCCGCGCTCAGGGGATGTCGGGTGTTGTGCCTCGCAATGAACACGAAAGGACCAAGCGTACCACGAACCGCTCGGAGACTGGTCTTCGCGAAGATGGTTTAGGTTTCAATGGGGCTAAACGCTTCGTTTCCGCTCAAACAATGTCCCAGGATCCTACACGTTTCAAGACTGATCGCAATGATATGCAGTATGAGTATTACAACCGACCCGCCCCAGGTATTCATAGCCACCACGGTGCGTACACCAGTAGTGCTGCTGCTCAGGTGACCGCGAAGACGAATGAGCAACTCATGAGGTATGGTTTCCGTCCAGAGGATCGTCGTGGCAAGCCTAACCGTATGGGTAACGCTGGTCGTATGAACGTTCGTGAGTCTGCACTCAAGCAGGGTGGCGCCCTCACTGCGGTTCGGACAGACACAACTCGTGTCGATGGTCGTGTGAGTGCTGCGAATGGTGCGTGGACCCAAAACTATCAACAGAAACCTTTCCACCAGTTCAATGCCTATAAGGGTAACGAGAACCCTAACACCAGAAACCTGGATGTGGCTAAGAGGCAGCTCCAGAACAACCCCCTTGCACACGGTCTTTACCAGTAATACTTTGTATGTAGACGAAAACAGTCATTAAAATATTATCCCTATATTTTAATGAAGGTACATAACCTATCTATCGATAGTAGTCAGCGCGGCGTCGAGATTGTCGCATCAAATTCGTATTATGATAGTGAAGGTACATATGTAATTGACGCCTATTCCAACACATATTCGAATCCGAATAACTATGTCATTACCCTAGAGAATCCAATCTATGATGTGTCCGAAATCAAACTTGTGTCGGCTCGTATTCCCACACCACAATTGACTATATGTGCAACCAATAACACTTTCAGTGTAGATGGACAAACTGTTACATTGACGAACGCTGATTATCCCACTGGTGGTGATTTAGCTACACATCTCGAAGCCGAACTCGCCCCACCCGTTTCCAATATTAGTGAAGTCAATTTTGACACAGACACAAAAAGATTGACATTTTCAAATGTTGGTACATCAAACACTTTCACACTTGAATTTTACACAGGAGATAACGGATACCTTAAAGAATCATCTACGACCACAACACCGAACCAAGTACTCGGTTTCGGTTCAAATGATTATGCTTCGACGAGTAATGTATTGACTTCGGGTGCTGTCAATCTTGTAGGACCGAATACACTCGTTATGAAACTTTCGAGTGGATCAGATGAATTTACACAAAGTGTATACACGTTAACACCATTTTATACTGGTCACATCTTATTGGATGGTTCAGACTTTATAAACTTTAACGGTGCCGATGATATTCTTACACATCATTTTCACACCGGTCCCCTAAAATACATCAAGGACATTCACGTTGAATTTTTCTATATGAGTCACGGAAGATTGATTCCTTATGATTTTATGAATCAGGAACATATATTGAAATTTGAAATTACATGTTCTACGGATAAACTAAAGAATCTACCAAAAGTTTCCTTGGAGGATGAGGATGAGAAGGAGAAGGAGGTTGAAGAGAAGACATCTATAAGCATCCCTGAAAAGGATCCTTATAAATGGAAAATCTATGTCGGTATCGTCATAGTTTTCGGGTTGATATTGATAGCCCTAATGTCTGGGAAGTCCAAAAGAACTTACCGGGTGATGGCAAAGACGGGCTGAGCGGGCTTGGACACGCGAGTGGACACGCGAGACACGATCATGTAGACAGCGATCGAGAGGAGAGTGGTGAGGATCGCGGTGAGGGTGTACTGGGTACCACCGTTCTTGGGTACCTTGATCACCTGGTTGATGACCCAGCGGACGAGATCCATCCAGGACATAGCAGCGGCGAAGGAGAAACCCGCGACGATCGCGTTGAGCGACTGGGTCTCGAGCTCCTGGGTAACGAGGTTGACGGTTTCGACGGCTTGGGTGCGAGCAGCTTCCATTGTGTATGTTATACACTATCCTGAGAAAATTATTCGAATGAGAGTTTCTCTTTTTTTACCATTTTTTTAAACTTTTTTGTTTTGATTGTTCTTGTTTTTGAGAAGAGTTGTTCATCATCAGATGATTCTTCACTAGAGCTGTTCTCAGATTCGTACTTTTTAAACTTATCTTCAGAGAATGACCATGCTTCAGGCTCCGAGGTGCTCATTACTATTAATAGCATTTTTTAACATCTGTTCTGTCGGATTTTGAGGAATCCAAGATTCCCAACGATCATACGCCTGGTTCATGAGGATGAAGCGTTCATCATCTCCTGTGTATCTTTCAAAGGGTGGGCAGTCCTTGTCTGGGACGTCTTCGATGTCATCTTCATCCGACTCCTCTTCATCATAGATATCTGGGAAAAGTGTACCAATATCCTGACCAACTGTATACATTGCACAATACTTAATTGCATATTCCATGTCTTCTGGAAGTACAACATCTCTTCCACAAGCTTTTGAATATTCGACTGCGAATAACATACCCTTTTCCATCACGGGTAGGAGAATATCAATCATACTCTTAACATACTCTTCCGCCATCTGGGATTCCCCGAAACCAGTTTGCATATTCATCTTTAATATTTAACGTTAAAAAGTGTTTCCGCAATTCCCTCACTTACGCGTAAAATGTTATAACTCTCTGCATATACACGAATTTGGCGTGCAAAATCAGGACTACTTGTTAGGTTCATTGTGAGAAGTTGTTCTTTTATCAGACTCAAATTAATTTGGCCTGTTGGATACCACTCCTCTGGTTGAAGTGCAAAACTGTATGAATAAAATCTTCGAATCAACTGCGTTTTAGAATGGTGAATCGCCGCCTGTATAGCTTTGAGAAACAGAACATTTCCGGTATCCTGTGTAATAATATCTTGACCGTCGAATGTGAGTGTGAGGTAGTCGAGATTTTCATAAAGAATGAGTTTATCATCTATGACTGCGTACAGATTATCATAATCAAATGGTGTTACGAAATTCCCCTGTGTAACTCCATCCCCTGCAGTGCCTTGTCTCTGAACAACAAAGTACAATTCTTTGACTGGATTTATGAAATCGAGTTTGAACGTACCCTCATTCACACCAACACCAACATCGAATGTATTTTGTTGAATTTGGGTAATTAGATAATCTCTCTTGGTGTTTTGTATTTTCACTCTCTCGGCACAGTCGATGTAGACAACCTCTGTACACAACTTAAAATCTGAAACATTTACATCTTGTTCAAGTTTTTCATAGTTACCAGTGACTTTGACAACAACATCCTGAGCGTTCCTCAATTTAAATTCCACCTCAACTTCTTGATTTTTTAAGGCACACAAGGGTATCGCCAATTCTGGGTGTTGATGAAAATAGAATGGAAGATCTACAAAAAAGTTTTCATCTGTACCCAAACCAAGTGTATTGTGAATAATTATACCAGCGTTACCAGTCACTTGAGAAACAAGTTTATCCGATGTTCTCAATGGATATTTTCCAATCAACTGTTCAAGAGCTTGTTGTTTCGTTTGGGTAACATAGTGTTCAGAATATATCTGTAGATAGTCACTAGTGAGACGTTGTACAACTGTCCCACCTATGATAAGATCTACATACTCTATGAGTGCGTGACCGACGGATTCTATATACACCATACTACTACTCAAAGCTGGAAGAGTGAACTTTACACTGAGTGTTTTCAAAAGATCACCTTGGTTCTGTGGTATCTTAAACCGGACTTTACTTCCAACATTTACCTGGTTTTCTGGATCCACATCAACATACTGTGTAGAAAAGTTTGAATGTTTCTTGAAACTTTCTACAAAATAACTGTAGTCTGGATTCAATGTAAAAAACTGCTCTTGGGGTCCAGAGGCAGCAAGTTGAACTTGTCCAGCCATTACTACTATATCTATCTAAAATTTTAATCCCGCTAAACCACTCTCAACACGTAAAACATTATAGTTAATTGCGTATACTCTCGTGTTATTATCATCCACCTGGTTTATGGGATCTATCTTAATCGTGAAGAGTTTATGTGAAATCCTGCTCATGTTCACTTGACCAGTTGGGTGGGGTGATTCGGGTTTCAGTGCAAATGAATACATTCCAAACTTTGCAGGTCCAAAGGTGTACTGAGAACTATCAAAAGGTGCCGATGGTGTAGTTTCAGTTGCGAGTGGGCAGTTCACGTGATGCTTGAGTGATTGTTCATACACCAAGAACTTCGAATCCCTTTTGAAGACAACCTCATTATTGAACCTCAGCTCAGCAGTCGTTATGGTATTATATTCATTTGGGTAGTTATTTTGAACAGATTCTTCGGATTGCGAAACAAAGTACAACTCTTTGACTGGGTGTGAAAAGTTGAGCATCACAGATTTTTCATTTTCACCAGCTTTCATTTTGAATTGAGCAAGTTGAACCTGTGTGATGACATAATCAAGTGGTCGAGACATCAAAAAGTTTTTTTCATCTGGTGTCACATAAACAAACTCTGTATCAATCGAAAACTTCTGAATTGAACTGATAACACCAGACGAAGCACCACCAAATATGAGATCCGCGAGTGGTCTGAGTTTGATTCTCACTTCGACAACCTGTTTTGTGAGGGCGCAAGTCGGTATAGCAAGGGATGGATTTCTGTAGAAATAGAATGGGAGATCGATGAAATATGTGTATGGTGTACCAGACTGATAACTGAGAATATTTCCATGACCATTCAAAAAGTAAAGAGTTTGATCTATGTCATCATTCGTGTTCTGAAGTTGTTGATGCATATAGATGTACTCGCCTGTGATCTTTTCAATAGGCTGACCACCGATGAGAAGTTCTGCGTGCTCGATAAGATGAGTTATCACAGAAGGGCACCATATAGTCGTGTTTTGTCCACCCGCATCAGGGGTTGGATCTTGTAACGTGACTTTAAGTGTAAAGTTACTGACGAGATCACCTTTATCGTTTGGAATATTACAAGTCACAATCTTTCCAAAGTCGATTTGTCTATCAAACTGACTTTCCACAAAGTCGAATGCGAACTTCGTGTGTCTTTTGAAATTCGTCAGGAAATATGAAAATTGTGGTTCACCTGTGAGCCATTGGTCTTGGACTCCGGTGGCGGCAAGTCTCAGACGACCAGCCATTCCTACTATATATGAGTAAAATTTTGGTAAATAAAACGAGACACTAGAGTAGAATGAATCTTCAGCTGAGAAAATTCAAACCCGAGACCATTTCAGATGATAGGGTGTGTGTTTTCATTGGTAAGCGTAATACGGGTAAATCGACTCTCGTGAAAGATATCATGTTCCATAAGAAACATCTCCCAGCGGGTATAGTTCTTTCTGGGACAGAGGAAGGGAATCACTTTTATTCAGATTTTATCCCAGATTTGTTCATTTATGGTGATTACGACCGAGACGCTATTGAAAGAGTCATGGCGAGACAACGTAAACTTGTAGGTTCAGGGAAGACAAATTGTGGAGCTTTCATGCTTTTAGATGACTGTATGTATGATTCAAAGTTCCTCAAGGATACTTGTATTCGACAATGTTTCATGAATGGTCGTCACTGGAAGATCTTCTTCATGTTGACGATGCAGTACGTTATGGATCTTCCACCAGCCCTTCGTGCGAATGTTGACTATGTGTTTATCCTCAGGGAGAATATCATTCAGAATCGAGAAAAATTGTACAAGTCCTTTTTTGGTATCTTCCCTTCTTTCGATATGTTCTGTAAGGTCATGGATGCATGTACGGAAAACTACGAATGTCTCGTGTTAGACAATACAGTCAAGTCTAACAAGATTCAGGATTGTGTGTTTTGGTACAAGGCCACAGTCAGAAAGAATTTTAGGGTTGGGGGTCCAGATCTATGGAGACTTCATAAGAAGATGTATAATCCTAAACATCTCCAACAGAAGGAAGATGATGCCAAGAAGGCGACGAAGAAGACCAGTCTTAAAATCACAAAGACGCGTTGAGTATTGAATTCAAAAATCATAGTGATATAATAGATGGCTTCAGACCAAGTACACACTATGAATCTTTCTGATGATGGAGAAGGAATGGTTCCTCTTCATGATAATCCTTCTACGTCTTTTAAAGCTGAAAAAAATATGGTACAAAGTAAAGAGACAATGGATTCTACTCCCATTAACGATATTATGATGGAACCCCCTATGATGACCGAGGAGCCTCGCATGCAAGGTGTTATGCCCCAAATGACCGCCCCACAACCCCAGGGCGCTTACCCAGTTCCCCAAGCTCCCCCCGAGCCCGAGAAGAAGAACCCCCTTAATCTCACCGATGATCAGCTCACTGCCCTCGTCGTCGCTGCGTGCACCGCCGCCGCTGTGAGTAAGCCTGTACAGGACCGTCTTGCGACCTCTATCCCCAAGTTCCTTAACGAACAAGGGGGTAGGAGTATGGTTGGTCTTGCCACTACCGGTGTTGTGGCGGCTGTGGCCTTCTATGTTGTCAAGGATTACATTGTTAAGCCTTAGACGGTTGTTTCCCAGCCCATATTACTGTAAATCGAGGTATCAATACCAGCAAAATACGTCGCAAGGGCTCCCGCTGCGAATGTCCCTACCAACAAGCCACTCAATTTAAGTTTCTTGTTGTTAGAAGCATTGGGATCAGTCATCGCATCCTTCGTTTCCTTCGAAATCTGGTTGATCAGGAAAGTCAGCACGAGACCAATGAGTGTCGCGGTCAAGAAAAATACACGATCCACTGCGAGACGGGGGATGTTACCGACAGCAAAACGAAATACATTTGGTATCACTACAGTCATCCACAAGAGGTTGACGTAATAGTTTGTTACATATTGAGGTACTATTGTGACCCCATAGATGACTATCCAGTATGCGATGGCCATCAGTAGTACACTGACTGGTGTTTTCATTTAAAGTACACAGAGATTATTTATCCTGGATGTGCTGGCCACAAAACTCCTTACGTTCCGGGATCTGTTGGTAAATGCCAAGGTCGGCACACATGTCACGAAGTTCTATGTAATTTTTCCAGAACTGATCAGAATGGGTATATTCCTTCACTGTGCAATGGGCCAATTCATGAATGAGTACATGGAAGACGTCGTTCACAGTTCCATCTAGGCACACGACAATTTCCGCACCCTTGTTTGTGTTGTAGCCCACACTCTCCTTCATTCGTTGCATTCCTGTGAGGGGCACGGGGGTCGTGAGCATCCGGTACTTTTCATTCTTCGTTTCGATGATGTGATCGCGAAGTTTCTTGTATCGTTGCCTTACTTCCATGAGGACTGACGGTTCACGTGTCATTTTGAGAATAAAAAGATTTATGACAATAAGTAAAGCCAGAGCTATCATCTGTTATAGACAAAGATAAATTTGCTATACAATTCTGAGATGGGATTTCCTGAGAGTCCCTCCCAAAGTTGTAATCTAAATCCCAGATCTTCCAAACCGGTGACCAGGTGATCCTTGTATGCTACTGGTTCAGATTTTGGTCCTTCTGCGTAATATGGTGTGTCAGCCAGATGTACGAACAATTTTTCACCAAAGCCACCATTTCCATGCTCTTTCAGTTTGAAAAAGGTACCAGTATCATCTTGGTATGGTGTTTTGAAGATGATCTTTTCTGAATCTGGTATGATACCTATGAGAAGACCACCAGGTTTCACACGCTTCTTGATTTCCCTGA